AGGATCTGCATCTTCTTCGGGTGGCGTTACATATACACCACCATTCTTACCTCTAAAGTATGGATCGGGGTATTTAGGTATTACATACGTTTCATCTTCTTCCCCATCCTCACCTTCAATAACTATAGTATTGTCTTCCTCACTAGCTTCTTCTACTTCCTTACCTAGTGATATGGGAGACTTAATCTTCCCCTTAAACTGACATCCCTCACAACCCCCTGGGTTTGACTTTTCAAATTCCGCACAACCATGTGGGCCTTTAATATGCTCAATCTTTTCCTCAGTTGTAGTGGGGTCGTAGTCTGGATGATCTTTCGATAACTTGTGTATAGCCTTGTCCTTATCACTACAGAACTTTGCTATCGATAAAGCATTAAACCATCTAGGCTCCGTCAGGTTTGCACGATCTTTGTACGCACTAAGCAACTGCTGACATCCATTCTCACTAACACTACGCACCATAATCTTAGTAAAACTAGATGTGTAGTTACCCATAAGGGACTTAGTAAGTTCAGACATCTCCCGCTTTGGTGCGGACTCTACCCCTTCCTTTACACCTAATATGCTACGTATATCTGCTATAGATGTCGGCTCAGCCTCTTCTAATACAGTTACTTTATTAGGTGGATCATCTTTAAAATTATACGTATCCGGTACTCTAAGAATCCTTGCGGGTTCAAACACTACTGGGTCGATATAAAAGTTATGAGTCAAACAAAGATCACGTAGTCTGCGTGCAACAGGCTCCCATTCTTCTCGCGTCAACTCTTCTATTACAGGCCAGTATGCGTGTATACCGCGCCCTGAGTTAACTACAATCGGATCAGGTAATCCTATCTTCTCGCAAAAAGCCTTGAGTGCTTCTAGTCCGGTGGCTTGATCGATATACCCATCAGGTCTACCAGTCTCCTCACTAACTACAGCTTTAGCTTCTCCACAATCAATATCTACCCAGAAAGATTTAAGTAAGTGGACGTTATCCTTGGTTCTATTCGCATCCGTTGCAAACTTAGCGACCCCAAAATATACATCCCAGTTATCAGCAACAAAGTCCTCTACAAGTTTGTCTACCTCCTCTCTAGTTTCGACGAGGTGCTGATCTACTCTCTTCCCTTTTATACCTAATACGCAAAACCACCCAGAGGACGGCTGTACTGTATTAAGTAAGTCCATATGTTCGCTCTCTTATTTGTTTTGATTAATAAAGTTTTTTATAAGCTCTACTTGCGTAGCTCTAGGCGTAGTAATCCCCGCAAACCAGTTGTAAATTGTTTGCCTACTAACACCCAGTTGAGAAGCCACCTCAGAGACAGATACACCTATTTTGATGCACTGTCTTCCAAGGCGAACTCCTAGTAGCTTACGATCAGCTTCCTTATTTAACTCTACTAAACGTATGCTATAACCGTAGCTCATTATTCGCTAAGCCAGTCGTCTACTACGTCAGCTACATCTTTCTTAGCTTTGGGAGCAGATTCTTTTTTCTTAGCTGGGCGAACTTGTGGTTCTTCAACGGGGTCATCCTCTGGTTCATCCAAACGCTCAATCTTTATCTCTTCTTTTGGTAACTTCTTAACACCATCGGTTTGAGCTACCGTAATCGAGGTATACATACTAGCCTCTGGAGTAGCCTGCGCCTGCTTCATTACTTCAAATTCTTCGTCAGTAATGTGGCGAACTGGTGTAAATACAAGCTCCATTGTGTCTGCATTTGCATCGAACGCTACGTTAGTAACGACATTATCAATAGACTCGCCATTAGCTAGTAAGTACTTTACGTAAGACTCAAACGGATGTGAGTTGTTTACACCCTTACCGAACAAAGATTTAGCAGGTATGTTGAGTTGATATACGTCACCACTAGTATCCCCTGCTAGCAATACAGCAAGCCTACGTTGATACCTACAAGCACGACCACCGTTCTGACCAGACCCTTTAACATTTTGAGGGCAAGTTAAACATGAAGCACTTTGCTTGTCAGACGCCCCATCTTCTGGTTTGTCACCTAAGTTAGACCAACAGTTAGGTAGTGTTGCTTCCTTGTTAGGATCAAACTTTTCCTTATAGTAAATACGTGATACTTTTTCTAACAGGTTAATTATGACTACATTAATTTCACCACGCACTGCGCTACCAATAACTTCACCATTTACTACACGTTTAAAAGTACCGTTGGTATTAGCCTGTATGCGTCTAGTAGTGCCTCCACTAGTTTTCTGCATGAGGGACTTAGATAGCTCACTAAGCTCCCGCTTTGTACTTACTGCCGCGCTCTGATCTTTAAATATTGCAACGTTACCCATGATTTCTCCTTTTGTTTATAGACTCAAATACTTCTTTAACTGTTAACGGTTTTTTACCGTCACTTGGCGGTGCTACTTTTAACACTCTTTTTTTCTTCATATACACTCCTTATCGTTTGGTTGGTTTTCGTACTGATATTTTGTACTCGCTGTTTGATTGCAACCCAATCGGCAACTTATCAGGATTCTCCTCAATAAACTGCTTCATGTTAGTTTGTTGTATACGTGGCTCCAGTAAGTACATAGCGTCGTTATCTTTTATAAACTGATGCATCTGCTCCCAATCACTAGTCCAGTATCTGGTGCTAACTCTTCGGGATATTGTTCCCTCCTTGGTTTTAACGCTATCTAGATTTGACTCGTTGCAAAAATCTAATAACTTGCTTGCGATCATGTCTTGCTGTTCTTTTAAATCAGCAACTTCTTCTTTGTACTTCAAGTCTTTCTCTTTAATTACATCACGTATTTTTCTGTATGCGGCTACATACTTTTCTATTTCCATACTCATTTAAATCGCTCCCTTTCTAAATAAGACCTCACCCATAAAAGTTCTTTAGTAGGTACAGCACCGATTGCGTATAGGTCTGTTTCAGAATACCTAAAGCCATTTTCATTATTACTTTCTGGCCCAACATATTCGACACCACCTAGACTAGGTGCGGTGTACGTCGGTACATAAATCCTATTACCCAACTTAAAACAACGGATATATTTTTTCTCCAACGTATCTTTTTCCGTTACGACCTTTTTAGCGTCTACCTTACGTCTCTCTTCTAGAGTCATTATTGCTTTCATACAAGCTCCTTGTGTTGTAGGAATAGATTAGTATACCAGTTAGTTTAACAATGTCAAACTATTCTTCTGATATTTCTTGTCTATATAAATCAATGATTTGGGAGTGATTCCCTATTTTGCTACGCAACATTGAATACAATCGGTTTTCAACCTCGCTCCCTTGTATATGCACAATAGTCATAGCGTTCTTTTGCCCCGGCCTGTCAATACGTGCGTTAGCCTGTAGGTAAGTTTCTACACTAGTAACTGGTGCATACCAAATGATTGTATTCGCAGCTGTTAAAGTTAAGCCGTGTGAAGCGGCTTGCGGTTGAATAATTAAAACTCTTGGGTCTTCTTCGGTTTGGAATTTAGTAATTCTTTCTGATCTTTTGTTTAGCGATACTGCACCATTGATGACCGCACAAGTTATTTTGTTTTTCTCTAGTTGATCTTTTAGTAACTCTATGGTGTGCGTGAACGGCACAAAAATAAGAACTTTGTGTGATGACTCCTCAATTGCTTCTAGTATTACTGTAATACGGTTAGATACATCAAACTCAATAACTTCTTTCTCGTCTGAATATACTGCGCCACCGGATATCTGTAGCAGTTTGTTTAGGTTAGTCGCGGCATTTACAGCAGATACTTGCTCTCCTCCTGCTTCCATAACCATAGACTTTTTCAGCTTAGCGTAGTACTTCTTTTGTTGTGGAGTAAGTGGTGCATCTCGTTCTACATACGTTACGTCTGGTAAGTCTAGACACTGATCTTTCTCAAAACGTATAGCAGGTTGCAATACTTTATGCACCACATCCTTTGCGTTTGATTTAGGTATCCACTTGAACTGAGATATCTTGTACATCACTTGATCTCTGAACTGCCCAAAGTATTTTGGTGTTTTGTCAGGGTTCACTAACTTAGCTAGACCAAAAGCATCTACAGGTGATTGAGCCGCTGGAGTACCAGTCAGCATCCACAACCATTCAGGTTTAGTAGTTATACGTTTAAGTATCTTCCAACGATTGGTTTGTGGGTTCTTGTAGGCATTGGCTTCATCGACAACGATCAGATCAAAACCACCTTTCTTTATTTCTTCTTCGACTACAGCCACACCATCGAAGTTAATAATAACGAACTCAGACCCAGCATTAATTATTTTCTTGCGTGTATCAGCTGCACCATGAGCCACACTACAACTACGGTGCATGGCAAACTTAAACAAGTCTTCTTGCCACGCAGATTTCATAATTGATAGGGGGCAAATGACTAGCACTCGCTTAATAATCCCAAGTTTCATCAAGTAATCAGCACCCCATATAACCGATGCTGTCTTACCTGTACCTTGTTCGTTAAAGCAAAAGGCTTTCTTGTTGAGTGTTAAAAATGAAGATGTATCACGTTGATGGTTGTAAGGTTGAAACTTACCTGTCCATTCGTAATCTCGTTTAATTGGTGATGGCACGTTCTGTACACGCAACCTCGCCAACTCTTGGGACTCTTGAAAGCCCCACTTAATCGCTATATTAAAAATATCCCCCTCCTGACTAATTACCTTGCTGTTTTTAATTCGCTCTGTTACTAACTCTGGACGCCTTGTGCGTATTAATAGAGCCTTATCATTGATTATTTCCACGTTGTTTTCGCTCCCTTGGACTAGTCTCTGATACCAAACCCTTTTTAGAGTTTCGATCAAAGCTACGATTAGCACTGGAGCTAGTAACCCTAGTACCGTCTTTGTTCGTACCACCTTTAGATATAGCCTTGTTATGTGCTACATCTTTGTTGTCACCTTTCTTTACTGACCCGTTCTTCAGGGCTTTACGTCTTGCTTTGTTACGCATTGCTCGGTTTGTCTTTTGCTCTTCAGTGCCTTGATATGTCTCGTATTCCCTCTTGTAGTTACGTTTTTTCCTCATGGCGATGTCCTTATCTAGTGTTATGCTCACATGATACCACGGGACAGAATCTACATAGAGGGCCAGTAACTGCATTCCATACGGCGTTTTGCTCAGCGTTATCTAACCTATCTAAGCTATCTTCAAATGTATTTAAGTACTTATCCATATGTTCTCTATAATGATTTTTCTTAATTACATCCCCACTTACTACAAATATCAGAGCAGACTTAATTGTATCTAACTGGGGGAAATGTACAAACAACCCACCTGCAACCAAGTCTAACTGTTTAGTATCCGCGTATCTTGCATTCTTGCTTGTTTTATAATCAATCGAGTAAGCTGTACTACCATTTATTATCACTACGTCAGCTATACCCCGCCACCAAACGTCTTTACCTAAGAACTTACAGGGTTCATATCCATCACCAACCCGTTTAAGCCCCATCTTCATTTCTGTGTGCTTCTCACCCTCTTGCTTAGCTATCCGTTCTACTACCTTACGCACGTAAGCAAACTTCTCAGGTATCTCAACACCGTCTTTTATGTAGTCTTCACAGGCTTTATGTACTTCCTGCCCGTATATCGTTGCTTCGTTACCAGAATCTTTTATATCCTTTAGTACTTTTAAGTGGTAATACTTCTTTGGGCATTGTTCAAACGTTTTGATAGAGGAATACGACCATGCAATTGACATACTTAACCTTGTGATTATTAACCATATTTAGTTATAGCATATATTTATTACATTGTGCGGACTTAGTATGTATCTTATTTTTCCGATTCCTCAATCAGCTTCTCTAGGTAGTGCATGGCTTTCTTTAAGTCCTCAACACCGTTCTTATCCCAGCATCGAGCAACATACTTAATGATATTACCCCGAAGAAAGCCCTTAAACTCTTCCTCAGACATCCACGCCTTCATAGCCTTCCAAGGCTGTAGCCCCATATTCATGTAGTGATCCCCACCCACTTGCCTTTTATGGCTTGGCGAACCTACTGAACTCTCTAAAGAGTTGTAAACCACTTCATTAAAATCATCTTCCGTCATAGTAACTGCCCCCCTGATTTAAGTAAGTCTCCTCCGAATACGTGCGTACCTGTATGGTCTAGCTTAATACTTGGATGTGCGTATATCTTCCCACCATGTTTTCGCCACAACTCGCAGAAGTGGTAGTCCTCAGATAACAATGCACCTGTATCATCAATGCTTGTATCAAAAAACTGATACGTGATTGGGTGTATATACTCACCATTTGAGTCTTTAAATGATGTCCGTCTATACGTAGGCACGTGATCCTTCAGCTTCTCAAGTACACTGCGTTTGATTAGCATGAAGCCTGTA